CTCAGGATTATCTCAGATGACCCTAACCAGCCTGAACTGGCGGTAACTGGCAGGGATCAGCCTCGACTGGAGACGGTGTGGCCTGACGCGAGCGGTTCGTTTGGGGCTGAGGTGGGGGGCTGGGCTTTACAGCATTTGGGCATGGAGTTAATGCCGTGGCAACAGCGAGTTTTAGACGGTCAGTTGTTGTTTGATGGTGACGGCGATTTTTTGCATCGTATGTCTATGGTTTCTACGGCACGGCAGAACGGTAAAACCGTTGCGTTGACGGCGCTGGTTGGTTGGTGGCTGACCGAGATGCCAAAACACCGGGGCGAGCCTATGACGGTGCTATCTACCGCGCACCGTCTTGACTTGGCAGTCATGTTGTACGACAAACTTGCGGACATTCTCGAGTTGCGTTTTGGTGCAAAACTGATGCGGTCGTACGGTCGCAACCAAGTCACCATGCCCGACGGGTCAAAGTGGTTTATTCGTGCAGCCAACTCAAGCGTCGGTCACGGTATGAGTTGCGACCTAATTGTTGCTGACGAGATTTGGGATATTGGCTCGACGGTTATTGACGGCGGTTTGCTACCAGCCCAGCGCGCCCGCCGATCACCATTGCTCAGCGCTTGGTCGACGGCAGGCACAGAAGCAAGTACCGCTATGCAACGTTGGCGTGAACAGGGGTTGCGATCTATTGACCGTGCAGAGCCGTCATCGCTTTATTTTGCTGAGTGGTCGCCGCCGCCTGACATATCGCCTATGGATAGTCGCGCGTGGGGTTGGGCAAACCCAGCGCTAGGCAAAACATTGACACTAAAAACAATTGAGGCCGAGAGCGAGAACCCTGACCGTGCAAGTTTTTTACGCGCGTCATGCAACCTTTGGGTCGCGTCTGACAAGTCTTGGATAGCACCGGGTTTGTGGCCCGAGTTGGAATACACCGACCCTATGCCTGACGGCGGCACAGTCGCCATAGAAACCAGCCTGACCGACGACCGATATTTTGCGACCCGCGCAATCGTGCTTGACGATCGGCGCACCGTTGTCACCGTAGAGTTTGTTTGCGACACCTACGACGAAATGTTGCGACACGTCGAGCGCCTAGCAAAAAACACGGCAATCAAATTTGCTATCAGTCCGTCAATAGATATTCATTGGCCGTTAGCGCTTGAGCGTCGCAGGGCAGTTGTCGGCTACGGCGAGATACTTAAATTTACGCCGCGCATAAAGTCAATGATCCACGAAAAACTACTTTGGCACACAGGCGAAAATATGCTTGCCGAACACGTGCAACGAGCCGTCGCAATCAGGTCACAAAACAGCATTGCGTTATCGTCGCAGCGATCACCCGGCCCGATCGAGTTGGCTCGGTGTTTGGTTTGGTCGGCGGCGCTTGCGTCACGACCGACCGCAACAGGCAAACCGATGATCGTTGTTGCAGGTGGCTAGTATTTTGCTGGGCGGCCGTTAGGTTCTTACTTTCTCGGTTGACGCTTAGCGGTCGCCTATCAACACCCGTCAAATAAATTGGTGGCATACTTACAGCATGGCGATATTTTCACGGTCAGTAAATAAGGCGGCTATATCGCCTGAGCCAACAAAAGCGGCAGCCGCAGGCGGTCAGTATTACTCGGCCAACACCGCGGGCGTCGGCATGATTGGACAGTACTACTCGTATCAAGAGGGCGAATTGCGTAATCGTGCGATGAGCGTGTGTACGGTAAGTCGCTCAAGAGACCTTATGGCAAGCGTCATTGGTTGCATGAACTTAAAAATGTATAACGAAATTTGGAACGGTCAAGAAATGGAAAAGTTGCCGTTAGCGCCGCGTACATGGTTGCGACGTATTGACCCGACATTGCCAAACAGTTTTATTATGTCGTGGACATTTGACGATTTATTTTTTTACGGTCGCGCATTTTGGTACATCACGTCACGTACCGCCGACGGATACCCAGCGTCGTTTACTCGACTACCCGCCGCAATGGTCAACACACTTGACCAAACTGGCCCAGTATGGTTTGCACCGTCAAAACAATTGACGTTTCAAGGCGGCAACTTAAACCCCGATGATCTTGTGCAATTCTTGTCGCCGATACAAGGCATTGTTTACATGAGCGAAAAAGCAATTGCAACAGCGTTGCAACTTGAAGCCGCACGGTTTAGAAACTCGTCGTCGGCAATACCGGCAGGCATTTTGCGTCAGACAGGTGGCGAGCCATTGTCAGCGCAGGAATTGGCAGATCTTGCGGCAGCATTTAATGCGGCTCGAGCAACAAACCAAACAGCCGCGTTAAACGAATTTGTTACTTACACAGAAACGTTGACATCGCCTGACAAAATGTTGTTAATTGAGAGCGCAGAATTTCAAGCAATGGAAATGGCGCGACTATGCAACATACCGCCGTACCTTGCAGGCGTATCCGTCGGCTCGTACAGTTATCAGTCAAGCGCCGAAGCGCGTATGGATTTGTGGACATTTGGCGTACGCGCCTACGCGGATTGCATTGCTGGCACACTCAGCCAAAACAACGTGCTACCAAACGGCACATATGTCGAGTTTGACGTAGAGCAATACTTGTCGGGCGAATACTCGATGAGTGATTACCGCGAAGACAATTCCGAAACACCGATACCAAATGGAGTACTATAAAATTTATGATCCGACTTACCCCTTCACAGATCACGGTTGACGCAGCGGCGGCAGAGGGTTTGCCGTCGCGCTCAATCTCAGGCGTCGCAGTCACATACGACGAAACAGCGACCGTTAGCGACGGTACAAAGGTGCGGTTTTTGCAAGGGTCGTTGCCAGTCACGGGGCGCGACCCGAAACTGTACGGCCAGCATGACAGCAATCAAATTTTGGGCAAAGTTGTCGAGCGTGTGGACACGCCACAGGGCATGATGTTTACAGCCAAATTAAGCGCTACTCGACTAGCCGACGAATTTATGACCCTTATGGTTGACGGCGTTATTGACGCAGTATCTGTAGGCGTTACACCGACAAAGTTTAGTTACGACGACGACGGCACAATGATCGTCGAGGCCGCAAACTGGTCAGAATTGTCGCTAGTAAGCGAGGGCGCATTTGCAGGCGCGGTCATCACCGACGTTGCGGCAAGCGCACCCGACGAGACTATCCACGAAACCAAGCCAGCAACAGAGTTACAATCAGAACAGGACACAGAAAAGGACATAACCCCTATGAGCGAAACACAAGCAACCCCAGTAGTCGAAGCAGCGCAAGCAACTGTAGACAAACTTTGGGCGCAACCAAAACGCGAATTTCGTATGCCAAGCGTTGGCGAATATCTTGCCGCGTATCACATCGGTGGCGACACATTCCGCAAAGTCAACGAAGAATTTGTTGGCGCACAAAAAGCAAAACAAAGTGTGCTACAGGCAGCTGCAGGTGACATTGCAACAACTGACACACCAGGACTTTTGCCAGTTCCCGTACTCGGCCCGGTTTTTCAAGACATCAACTTTATTCGACCATTTGTTACAGCGATCGGCGCGCGCGCATATCCTGACGGTGGCACACAAAAAACATTTATCCGACCAACGATCACAACTCACACATCAGTTGCCGAACAAACAGGCAGCGCAGAATTTGGTGCAGCGTCAGCGACCACAATGGTGATTGCAGCAAACTCGGTAACAAAAAAGACGTTTGCTGGTCAAGTAACTTTGTCGGTACAAGACATTGATTTTACGTCACCTGCCGCAATGACACAGATCATGAACGACCTAATGGGTCAGTACATGATTGCTACAGACAACTTTGCAGTTGACACATTTGTTACAGGCGCAAGCACTCAAACAAACTGGAATGGCACACCTGAAGATTTGATTGCAACTCTTTATGTCATGGCACAAAAAATATCGTCAGGAACAAACTTGTTCCCAACGCATATGTTGGTCGGACCTGACGCTTGGGCAACACTTGGCTCAGTAGTTGATGCTGACAAACGACCATTGTTCCCAGCAATTGGACAACCGGGTCTTGGTGGATACAACACACTTGGCGCAGGCAGTCTTGCAAACTGGGCAACAATTAACCCACTTGGTTTGCAAATGATTGTTGACAGCAACGTTGCAGCAAAAACCATTGCAGTATTCCACGCACCAGCGTCAGAGTATTACGAAGCAATTCGAGGATTGCTCAGCGTTGAAAATCCTGGCACGTTGTCACGTACGTTTTCGTACTATGGCTACGCATCGTTCTTTCAAACAAAAGCAACACTCGCGTACAAAACTAGTTACGCTTGATCGAGTAGCGGCCTAACCGCTATGGCAACATATTCAACAGCAAGCAAACAATTATTAGATGACTACGCCTGCATATCTACGCTCGAGCCAACCGACATACAAGTTGGCGACAGCGTAGTTGTAGGCGCGTTAGGCGCACCGTTTAACGGCACGTTCACCGTGTTAAGTTGCCCGCAATACAAATACACAGGCGTGGACACGACCACGGGCGAATGGACATTTGACCAAACTCAGCCAATACCTAACCAAGTGCTTTACGCTTGCACGGGTAGCAACGTCGAATTTGTTGCGATCTACACAGGCACGGTTGCGTTCACACCGACTTGCACGTGGATTACGGCAGCCAATTTAGTCACGTATTTGGGTGTGTCGATCGCTAACCCGTCAGATGATTACACGCTGATCACACAGGCCGTAAGCGCTGGCAACCAGTTTTGCAGTCGCCGTCGAGCAGAGGCGGGCTACAACGACAATTTAACAACGTCGCCTAGCGGTGATGTCACGCTCGGTACTTTGATGTATTCGGCGGCGTTGTGGCGTTCGCGTGGCTCGCTTGAGAACGTGTTTGCGTCGTTTGACGGCATGGGTACAGCACCTCAGCAATCGTTGACCCCGATTGTTAAACAGTTGTTAGGTATTGACCGACCAGCGGTTGCCTAATGCCCGCACCTTACACCGACCTATTCAACGAGACGCTAGACGATCTCGCTACGACGCTTACCGCAATCACGTCGTTGCGTGTTGTAACCGACCCAACAAAACTTGTGCCAAATTGTGTCTTTATACAAGCACCAAGTTTTACGACGATCGCTGGCAACGGCAACATCGTACGCATGGACTACCCGATAAAAGTTGTTGGCAACGGCCCAGCAGGTTTGCCCGTGTTGCGCGAAATATTGCAAATTACGGCGACCGTTTTGGGGTCGGCAATAATCGTCATGTCAGGCAGACCCGGCACACTCGACATAGGCGGGCAAGAATACCCGTGTTACGACCTCTCGGTAGGCGTACAAGCGCAAACCGCGTAATGCACACAAACACACAGCCGTTATGGTAAAACTAATACAGACAACTAAGGAGTAACAATGGCTTCAGCAACTTACTTATCAAACCCGGTATTGACGATCAACAGCGTTGATCTATCCGATATGTGTACGTCAGCAACCCTGACCTATTTGGTCGAGGCATTAGAGGACACC